AGTATTACATGAAAATGATATAGATATTTATGTAAACTACAAAGAATCTAAAAAATTCATTGAGGCACTTGTTGCAACGGGTTCATTTCACATAATAGATGTCAATAATCCGAATGGTTATAATAGTTTCTTAGACAGAAACAAGATACGGTTTAGAGTAAGAGGATTTATCCAGAAAAAATATGAAGATTTCAGAGTTCCTATTGATATTATGATTACTGATGATCTTCCTGAGAATGTTGTTGGTAATTTTGATATGTCCGCTGCCCAATGGGGGTTTGATGGAAAAAGTATAGATTATTATGGAAGTTCTGAAAACAAAGAAAAGTTTTTTGAACTAAAATGCTCTATAAATGAAGACTATTATAGCGATGTAATAAAAGGTTCACAAATAATGAAAAAACGAATCATAAAATATAGGAATATGGGTTTTTTTATAGAAGATATTCCAGATGTGATCGACAGAGTATCTCAAAGTTCTATTACTACTATGGAATTTCCGGATGTAATATGGGTGGGGCGTTATTCCCATACCCATGATCATTTTATGAATGGTTCTTTGTTGCCCGAGTATATTTCAAAAGAAGCTGTAGAACAAGAAGATGGTACTATGATAATAAACGGAATCGGAGATGTAAAAGCGAATAATTATTTTGTTGTAAATCAAGACGAATCGTTTAAATATTACTATCCATATAATATAAAACGTCGTTTTATATTAAAAATAATACAATGTGGTTTTAATATTCTAAAAAAATGGACGTTTGTAAAACTATTTTTGAAAGATAGTCAACACAAAGTTATGCTTAAAGAGTTTGATTTAAACTTGTTTTGGATTGAATTAATATTTTGCGTACCACTATATGGGACAAACCCAAGTGAGTGGAAACTTGATAATAATAATTTTGCATGGTTTGGTATGTTGAGACATATAAGACAAGTAAATAAAATTTCAAGTAATGTGAGAACAGTTAAACACTATCTTGTCGAGGCGCATCATTACATGGATTCCTTTTTTACAATTGACGAATTGAGTAAAAAACAGATTTTCACTATATGTAATCAACTTCAAGGACTTTATAACAGTATTTTCGATACGACTTTAACAAACCGCGAATACTTGTACAGTGTGTTATTACTATATGGTACAGGATGGTGGATGAGACAAAAACAAAATAGAATAGAAATAACACAAGAGAAGATATATATACAAAATACCTTAAACTTTTGGAGTATTGTAGATGGAGGGAATACAGTTGAGTTTGCGGGTCTTACATGGATAGATAAACCTACTCAACCGGATGCGAATTTCTTCTTTGTACAATTATCATGGTGGAATAGGGGTGCAATGAAAGAACGGGTATTTTATTGCTACAATCATTTTATGAATATTAATAAAGCATTGCCATGGTTTGGTTCAGACGTCACACACAAGGCAGTTTTTAATGGTCATACATGGTGTCCAAATTTAAAATTGTTAGATTATCAAGGGTGTATAGCATTTTTTATACAACAGGATGAAGAAGATGGTGGTTTTATAATCCAAACTGTTGATGACAATGACAAAAAAATTATTGAATTTTATATGGATAAATATTTACCTTCATCATCTCGTGGTTCTTTGATACCAACCATTGATGATGTAAGATATTTAATAACATGGAAACCATTTTTTAATTATACAGATACAGTTATTTATGAAGTTAAAATGGCAAAACATGAAAAAGATCTGTTTGTTGTTTTTGATAAAATAATTGTTGAAAGTATTCCAAAAACGTTACTACCAGAGGATAAACCTATCGTAAATGATGAAAGAACTCTTAAAAAATTAACTGTCAAAAGTACTCCTTTTGTGTTTGGAAATAAAAGTAATGATAGCATATTTGATGTAGAGTTTTCAGATTTAATTACATTCGAAAATAAAAAGGTTTATGATTATTTGAAGGAAGATTTTAGGCATTTTATTATAATTTTAAAGGGAGAAAACTTTGAAGATGTCATACAAACATCTTGGATTGATAAATTACCAAATGGTATGGATGACTTTCACAAGTCTAGTCATAGTTATTTCCAGCTCGATGAAGATTCCCCAAATGTACAAAAAACAATATATAGAAGACTTGGATCTAAAAGATCATTGATTGCCGAAGACTACCTTTCACGTTGTGCTTTCGGGAAACCTATATTATATAATAACAGAAATAATGAAAATATAGGAAAATATAGTTACTGGAAACGCGCAGTTGATGTTGAAGGAAGAACATATGTGCCACGTGGTCGTGATATTTCTCATTTGTTAAATGATGATCAAATAGAGTTAATCGTTCCTCAAATGTCAGTGCCTGAAAACAAAACAATATTTGATAAAGACATGGAAAAACTTACAAATATACACGAAATACACTTTTATGATTATGTATTAGTTACAGATGAAGACGACGAAGCGCATATTTGGATTCCAATTACTGAAAAAATGATGAATGGAGATTATTCTGAAGAGTTGTTAAGTATTGAAGATAGGGTGATGCTTGTGGACATGGCTGTAATAAATGATGGTACAAATGATGAACTTGTTACCATAGCAAATCCAGATTTTTGGCATATAGATTATCCTTTTAACATATTTGGGTACCAATCAGATATTCATTCTCATATAGGAGCGTCGCAAACACAGGATGAAGAGAGATATAGTATTCGTGCTGAAGTTTTTAATTACAAGGTGTGGGATTGTGTTGCTTCAATTGAAGAATATTTTAAAGAAGCTAATTTTATAAATTGGCAAGATATTTTTAGAAAAGATAAAGTGGCTGGTACTCCACTTGATACAAGAGCTTCAACTACAACTTCTGAAACACCAGATACAATTAGAGAAATTAGACAAGTTAGAGAAAATGTATCATCAAGACAAAGACAATTGTTTACTTAAAAAATAAAATATTAATAAAAACAATTTGTGTGAATTTTCTAAAAATGATTTTAAACATTGTTGGTATAGTATCATCGCTATTTTTTGTTATTTTGTTTGTTTATACATGTTTTACATGTAAAAAAAAAGAAGACAGGCAAACAGTAGAAGAATCTAAAAAAGATAAAACGGAAGCTTTTATTATTCATCGAAATGAAGAGGAAGAGATAGAACCTCCATCATATAATGAAATTACATATCAAGAAATCATTATTGTATAAATTATTCTTCAAAAAAAACTTGTAAACTTTAGTTTAAAGATTTATTAAACAACTTGTGTTTAGAACGCAGGTAGTCGGGGGTGGAAGTTCTTTTTTCATATTCTTCTTGTAAAGTTTCATCATATGTGTCCAGATCATTTGTGAATTTGGGACACTTATATTTATAATGCGGATAGAGGCGTAAACGAGCAATCGTCAAGTCGACATCATTTAGTTCTTTAGGATCGTTGTCAATAAACGAGTATACATCTTCTCTACAACTACTTAATATTTGAATAATTAAAAATGCAATCATTTTATTGTATTAAACCAAAAATAATAATTTATTTAAACGATTTAAATAATTCCATACGATGATGGATTGCTGTAGTCTATTAAACGGATAGGACTGAAGTCTCAACATTATAAAATTCTGATAATTCATTCTTCAATTTGTCGGTGTAGAGGAAGATGGTGTAGAAGAAGATGGTGTAGAGGAAGATGGTGTAGAGGAAGATTCTTTTAATTCGAGTAATTTTTTTGCTGCATCGTTCTTCTCATATTTCTCGTTTTCATATTTTGATGAACTTGCTTTTACTTTTTCATAAAGAGGTGCGGCTTGTAAAATAGATTTCATAAGTAATTCTGTCTTACTCTTTATTTTTTTCTCATTTGTGTCTTTTTTTATCATACTATCAATATCTTTAAACCTTTCTAAATTTGGTTCAATTTTTAATAATTGTTTTATGTATGAATTCTCTGAAAATGAATTCCATTTTTTTTTAAATTCGTTGATGGTTTTAAATTCTTTTAAATCCTTACGATATTCTAAAAGCATTTCAAGTTTTTCTGGATTTGTTTCTACCATCTCGTGGTATGCTTTTTTTATCTCTTCGCGTTCTAGTTTTTTATGTTCTTCAGGTGAACTAAGAATATGTTGATAATTCTTTTTCATATTCAATTGTTTATTATATTCACGTGTATATATATCATGATTTCTAGTTTGAGATGTTTGAGGTGGTGACAAGGTATTTTGGAGTAATCCCTCAACCATTATTTGTACATCCTTTTCTACAAATTTAGTACTTGTTTCTTCTCTTTCTTTTCTTTGTTTTAAAAGTTCCTTCTTGTTTAATTTATACCATTCTTTATCAAATGTTTCATCATCAATATCCGAAATATTTTCCGGGAATCCTCTTTCAAATCTTCTTTTAGTTTTCACGTTTTCACCGGATTGACGGTCTAATTTGTATCTCATTTATAATACTTGTAAAAATATTTCCTAAATTATGTTGTAAAATTTTAATATGAATCTCAATTTTAACAAAGAATGGTATGATAAGTATACATTTCTGAATCTGGGATCCATCATATCGATATGTTTATGTTATGGAACGTTTGTCGTAGATAAAGTTAATTTCCAACAACAAGCAATACCCAAGCTATGATATGAAATGTCTGATAATGAATTATTTCTCCACATAACCGCTTTTCTTTTTTCAAGTTTGATATTTTCAGTCGCATTATGAGACTTGAATTCAATATTTATATCTTCCGATATAGGAACATATCCATATGCATCATCTGAATATAGCCAAGTGTCATTTCCTCTTGTAACTTTACAGTATGGAGTCATAAATGACTTTATCTGGAGCGCTTGATTAATTTCCCAATCAAATAATTGCATAAAAATGCTACGAAATCTTAATTGGATGAATTCAATCTTTTTTGGCGATAAAAGTACAAAATATTCATCACAACTATTATACGAAGTAGAGCATATATTTCTCTCCATGGACGACTGTATGATATCTAACATTTCTGAATATGTGAATACATCTTCTTTTGTTGACATGTAATATTTATCGATCCAGCAGGTATCACATTTAGGTCGTTCGATTTGATAACATCGATTATGTCCACCCCACCCCACCGTCCAAGATATGGCAGTGTTACAGGTTCCGTGATACCAGCCATCGGGAATAATGATAGTATCACCAACTTCTTGCACACACGGAATTTTATGCTCTTTATGATATTTACAAACGTGAAATGGATTGGTGCATGTGCCAACATTTTTTGCACAATCGTGATCATCCGGAGGTCTGAGTGCCCAAACTTTTTGTCCTTGCAACAATCTCATGACGGTAATGCCGTGATAATGACGCGCTAAATCTGTTTGTCCGGTTTCGTGTGACCCTACTGATATAAGAGGTATCAAATTTATATTATCAACCACCTCCGGTATCGGATGAGTTTCTCTTAATGATGAAAGCAGTGTTGAATTTCTTGGAGGATTTGTTAATATATAACGTGTATGAATAGAATTTATGCCCAAAATATCTCCATCCTCATCCAATGTTCGAAATCTCCCAATGAAATCAATGTCATCTACGTCCCCTGGGATTATGAGAGGAGTTGAAAAGTTAGATAGTGACCAAAAATCAAGACGAGTTATATTTTTTGAAACGCGTGGACAATCTACAAATGTCATCATATTATTAATTAAAAAATTATTTTAGTTCCATTGAACAATTAGTGCATGCGAAGCTAAACCGACACCCATACAAATACCTACAAACAATGACACTGCGGGTGCTATTTTCACTTCACTTCTTCCTAAATCTTCAATGTGGTCTGTAACGATCACATCTGGTACAATTTTTTTACAAACTGCTACATGATTTATTGTTTTATTTTCAGCATTTTGTTGTTCAATTTTATCATTTGTTTCCGAATTTCCATTTTCTGCTATTTTTTCACATTGTTTTGGATTTTCTTCACTGTATACTTTTATATTATTACCATCTTCTAAAGGTTTAAAAATATTTGCATTTACTGGTATGTTATTACTTGAAGAATTACCTTTTTCGACAATTGTCAATAATTCCAGCAATGATTTTTCAAAATCTATAGCGACTGACATTTTATATAAGGTTTCAAAAAAAATTATTAATTTTTTTTTGTAAGGTAACATTAATAGAAATGTCATCTCTTTCTGACGTGTGGGGTGAACAAGACAATGTCGTAAATATTATTTCGGCAAAAGCGGCAAATGATGAAAATATTGAAAGTATCACAGTTCCTCAGCAAAAAGTGGTGGATGAAGAACTTTTAAAAGGTTTACAAGCACTTCTTTTAGAAATTCATGAGCTCCGTAGAGAACAAGCGAGACGTTGTTCTGTATATATGATTATGATCGGTATACTTTTTGGAATCATGATATTATACGTTGATAAGCTAAATAACAATATTACAACAAGACGTCATGTATCTCATCCATTTCCATAATTTTAATAAATATTATTACAAGTGTTCCCATATATTTTGATATATTATTATCCATGATTAAATCCATGACAATCATGTACCCATAAGAGATCAACTCTTCTGTAACCTTTTCATCAAGATACAAATCAAAAACTGGAAATTCTTTTGTATACTTTTTACCATTCATTTCTATATGCATTTTGTTTTTCAATTTTTCTGAATTGTTCTGAAACACCATAGGAAACCCGAGTAAACATTGAATATAATCCGCCCATGATGATATTTTTTTGTTCAGCAACTCTTTTGGAATTGTGAGATATAGAGTATTTAAAGTATCAAATATATACGGAACATCTTCTGTTAAAGAACCATCTACAATATAAGATTCATTATATTTACTTGGTGCGAATATAAATGGTATCGAGCATGACATATAGATTGCATCATAAATTTTAACATCTGGTGTTAACGTACTGGAAAAATAGACAGGCTTTTGGGTTTGAAGATCTGATGCAACACAAACCAATTCCTTACCAAACAATCTTTTTATATCACCAAGTGTGGTATCAGAATTAAGACCAGATTCACATAAAATATTTTTTATGTGGTTTCTAAAAGAATTTCCGTTTTCCAACCCATAAGATGTTACTAATAAAGATATATCGGGGCAAGGTATCAGGTTTCTTACATCATTAAAAACTTCAGAAATAGCTAAAGAACGCTGTTTTTTATTAAGACCCAATATTATACATAAACAGCATATTGTTCCAGCAGATGTACCAGCGAGTCCTTTTAACTTTATCCTCCATTCATCATAAGAACAACCAAGACGTATCATATGATCTTCTAGTGCATCAATAAAACCAGAAAACATTAATCCCTTTGTTCCACCACCAGAACATGAAAAATATTCTGTTTTTTCCATTTCTTTATTTCTCTTAAATTATTAATGTGTTTTTAAACATTCATTTTATTTTTTTTATATTATAAATGAGCTTTATTATTAATTCATCTATAATATTAGTGCAACTATTTTTAAGGCGTAATAATAATGATAATTATAGATTAGAAGATGCATTCGATAACAATGTATGTATTGTAATATATCCGATAATCGCTGCACTTTCATACATTGAACTTTACAAACTCGATGACCGTATTGAGTCTTATACACCCATGTCTGAATCATTGATTAAATTTATGGTTATAAGGTTTTCTATGCATGTATTTTTATGTAGAAAATTTGAATTTGTGATGCATCATTTGACGTCTATTCTTGGATTGTTTTATATATTTCAAACTAGAAGATTTCATTATTATGCAATACTAATTTTTATGATGGAAACGACACAACTCCCTCTTATACTGTATTACAAGTACAAAAAAATATTTTTGGGTGTATTGTTCTGGATATTCTTTATATTCTTTAGGCTTTTTATTGCATTCAAGGAGGTTCAATATCACTTTGAAGATGTTGGGAAAATGAGTCCTCTTGAAAATATCATTTCTAAAATAGTTCTACTATCAATGTGTTCACTTAATGCATATTGGTTTGTTAAAATTACAATAAAATTCAAAGATGCACTTTTGTATTTATGAAAATTAAAAAAATAAAAAGTCGTTACGATTTTTTGCGTGTCTAATATTAACGTTTCTATAACGTTTATATAATTCTGAACGCATTTTACTTCCACCATCAAACATTAATAACATTCCTTTGTTCAAGTAGAAAGAATCAACGATTGGATTATCGAATTCATTTGTTTTGTTATATATCATACACGCAGCAGGAACACCTTCGATACAAAATATTTCACATTTTGAATCTTTATCTATTTTTTTATCAAAATACTTGTCAATAATTCGAGATTTTTTGAATTCAATATCTTCCCAGTGTCCTTCAAAAACTCTGTTCCTTTGAGCACCTACACGCATATATATTGAATCTATGCATTTGGATACTTTTGTACTTAAATCAATACGATGTGTATGTATTGGAACAAATCCAATATATACATAAAAGAATATATTCATTTGTCAGCTTCTTTACATAATATTCTGCATCATTAATGAATTCTGATTGTCAAATTAAATCATTCTCCGTGTTGAAACTTTAATTCTGATAATTCATTAGTTTTATTTTTCAATTTTTTTTTCAACTCAATAACTTCTTCTTTTAGACTCTGATTTTCTATTCTCAAGTTCATGGTCATTTCAGTTTCGTGTATGTCCAACACAATTCGCATTGCATCAAACAAAACCGTTTCATATTTTTTTGGTGGAATTTTTTCAAGTTCATCATCAATTTTCTTCATTTCACAATGCAAAGTGTGTTGATAATGATTGTATATCTCATTGAATGCCATTTACTTTATCAAATAAAAAACTAGAACTTAAACAAAAACTGATCCAAAAAGAAGTTATGGCTTTAATAAATTTCGTTATAAAACATATAATCTGATAATTCATTAATTTTATTTTTCAATTTTTTTTTCAACTCAATAACTTCTTCTTTTAGACTCTGATTTTCTATTCTCAAGTTAATGGTCATTTCAGTTTCGTGTATGTCCAACACAATTCGCATTGCATCAAACAAAACCGTTTCATCTTTTTTTTGTTGCATTTTTTCAAGTTCATCATCAATTTTCTTCATTTCCCAACACAAAGCGGCTTGATAATGATTGTATATCTCATTGAATGCCATTTACTTTATCAAATAAAAAAAATAGAACTTAAACAAAAACTGATCCAAAAAGAAGTTATGGCTTTAATAAATCTCGCGAATCATCACGTTTTTTACTTTCATGTAGAAATAAATGACTGAAACGATATGTCCTCCAAATAATTTAAACCCGCTGCATCCGTATACCTCGGACTGGTACATTAAGGGTAAAGATTTCTTCAGTATACACACTAAAATATGGATTGAATTGCATAAAAATGATATTGAGCGGATCTATACTCGTTTATGGCAAGAAAGTTGTACAGTTTTAGGATTTGATGCGACGCAAAAAAAATTATCTATTTATGAATTTGCCGAATGGTTTGCTCAGAAATTTTGTTATTAAATCTCACTAAAACACCCATCACAGACAGCAACGCGCGTAATTGTTTACCGGACACCCTTTTCAACATTCTTTACCGGACACCCTTTTCAGCTCACGGAACTACCCTCCTCAAGAACTTCCCAATGAGCACACATGAACTTGTAAATCTCAGTCGAGATGTAGATATTATTCCAGATGCGTGTCTGACCAAGACAGTTTGATGGTAACGTCTTGGAAAAATCCTTGAAAATCATTTCGATGATCTCAGGAGTCTTCATCTTCATCATGACCTTTTCGTCCTTGTTGTATACATTGATATAACATGGATCATTCATGGTATTATTCTCGTAGTATGCTTCAATTAAAACTCGTGCACGGTCTCCCTTATTATAGATCCAGAACTGTGCATATTTATTTGACTTTTGAAGCATATCATCTTCGTATTTCTTCGTATTCTTGTTTAATTTTTTCTCGTCATTCTTAGTCTTGTAAAAAGTAGTTTCGGCGTTCATCGACTTTAAGGTTCGTGAAATGATATCCTGGTTCTTGAGCGTTACTTTGTTGGATGGCATGGTAACTGTCGTGTGTGCTTTTGATGCTCTGGGGCTCTGAGGCTCTGAGGTTCTGACCTGTTTGATCCACGGTAACAGGTACGTGGAGGGTGTGCGCTTCTTTTCGAATAATTTTATACTTGACTAAATATAAATGATTTCATATTTGATTATAATACTATCATTATCATCTCGTCAGAAGAAAAGAATAAAAGAATATGTTGAGATGCAACGTCTCTGGGCTGATGGTGAACTTGATCAAATGGAAGTGTATAATTATACACACAATATTCTTTTAAAATACAATATTACCGATGAAAAATTTGTTTTGAGTTAAAAATATAGTATCTGTATACAGTTTGATCCTGTATAAAATGATAGAGCCACGCAAATGGTTGGACGGCGATGATATATCACCCGGAAAACGAGTGGGAGTTGTGATTTCATGGTCTCGGAGGCAGCGCAGTGGTACAATTTTATCACTTAATTTTGACAACACAACATGCCAAGTAAGTGTGATACAAAAAAATATTAAAAGCAACACTTGGGACCCATATCTCATTGTTGGTGAAGAAGTTGAAATGAATGTTGTGAACTGGGATACGAATGAACCATTTGCAATCGATGTTTCAGGTTCGTATAATACATGTGTGCAGTGTGACACTATTTCACCATATAATAAATACAAAAAAACTTTGAAAGTTGTTGTTGTGGTAATTGCTGTTATAGTCGCAGTATATTTTCCTGGTTATTTTAGTAACTCTTCTCTTTAGAATTTACTACTAAAAGTTCTTTAAATAAATAATAAAAAATATTTGGTTGTAATAATTGATCTTCTATATTATGTTTGATAGTATCGTGTTTCTTTTTTAGAAGAGACCAGTGCATACCTGGTGCATTGTGGTGCTGAGTATGATAACCATTGTTTAATAAAAGATAGTTCAACAAAGGTCCTGTAAAATTACGTGAATGGTTATACTTACTGTTTGGATCACAGTTTTTATGTTGTAATATATTCAATGTCACTATCATGTATTTTCCTATAAATGTTGGTAAGAAGTATATGAAAAATGCTTTATAAAAGTCAAAATAAAATAGAGAAATAAGAAATAAATTGTAGCATGTGATCTCTACAACAAATTGGAAAAATAATGGTGTACCTAGTTTTCTTTGTTTTGACATGTAATACATATCATTTTTTTGAATATCTAAAAGAATAGTTGGGAAAAATAACAATATATTTAAACACTCATATTTGTATTTCATCCTATAAGTCCTCATGACATCATTTACCGTTTCTAAATGACGATGATGTGACTCATTGTGTCCTGGGACATACAAAGAGGAAGGAGCACCGCTCAAAAAAGTGAGAAATAAACCAAATGTATTATTAAAAAATTTATTAGAAAATACAGGACAGTGTGCAAAATTGTGTACAGTAACAGCTTGTTGAAACGCTTGTAAACTTGTAAATGATAAATAAAGTAAAATCGTTCCAATCGACTCTTGATATATATTTCTATACGACCATTGCAATATAAATGATGTAAAACATAAAAATGAAAATATAAGTGTTCTGATATCTTCCTTGTATCTCATTGGTTTTAATCAATATATTTTTTAATCCATGTTACAATATTGTCACAATCTAAATCG